GGGCGTAGCAACGTCCGACAGCGTAAGGTCGATGAGGACGGGCGGCGTTACGTCGGTCCAGGCCATGAGCGGTCCGGTCGATGCGAGCACCAGTTCCAAGGTCGCGAGGTCGTTCTCGGGCGCGCCGATGTTGACCGCGGTGAACATGAACGTGCCGCTGTAATAGCCCGCTTCGGTCACACCGTCGTCTTCGTACACGATCAGGCGGACGTTACGCACCGCGCCGCCGCGCAGCGATTCGACCAGCGCGCGGTTTTCGAGCGTGAAATAGCCCGACAGCGTGAGGTCTTCCTGCACGCCCGTCGCGATCGGCCGGCGGTTCGGCACCAGCGTCGGGTTATCGCAGTCGCGAAGGAAGCGGTCGGTTGTCTGGGTCGTCGTGTTGTACGAGTTAACGAACATGCCGCAAATCGGCGTGAACACTTCGGGCGTGCCGCCGTTACCCAGTTCAAAGATAACAAAGCGGCCCTCAATTACACTAGGCACGGCCATGGGAATGCTCCTTATTAGCTAGAGACGGAACCTTGAAACGTAACGAGGCCATGCCACGCCGAGGCTTCGTCGGTGTCGCGAATGATTTGCGAGCGCAGCCAGGTGAGGCGTCGGATGCGCGCGGGGAACGGCGCATCGAGCGCGCGGCCTTTGCCGTCGAGCAGGCTTGCAACGGCGCGGTTGAGTTCGGCACAGCCCGCTTCGTCCGGCCCTTTGGCGAAGGTGTGAACGATAACGTCGAACGTCGCGCCATCGAGACATTGCGCTCGGAGCGGGCCGGTGTCGCTGTTGCCGACCACGACGAACGGCCAGACGGGGTTAGCCGGAACGCCGGGGCCGTACACGCGGCCCGATGCAAGCCCGGCGCCTCGCAAGGCCGTAACGAGCGCGCGGCGGATGTATAGCGCGCTGTCATTTGCCATCGGTCACGCGGTAGCGTCGCGGGCGCTCGTCCCGAACAGGCTCGATCATCCCGCGCGGCAGGCAATAATCGACCACTTCGCGCTTGAGCGTCATCACCATGCCCGCCTTAAACTCGGTATGGGCGCGCGACGGCCAGCGGTGCCGATAATCAGCAAGGAAACGATACTTCATGCGCGCGACCGTAGCATAGCGGCCCGTGATGGGCTATTGACGGCGGTGTCAGCGTGTGGTAGACCCTCCCCGCAACGCTCATGCCGGAGTGGCTTAACGGCTCTGCGATGATCGGTAAGCCTGAGAGCGAGAGGACATCCTCGTTTGTAGCGCGGGCACTAGGGTTCGAATCCCTATGGGCGTTGCACTTTTATGGGGACGGTTATGAAAACCAAACTATTGCAAAACACCGGGCGGGGCGTGCCAGTGGTAATACCTCACAACACTTTCAAACTGTCCGACGAGGCGAAGCGCAAGCTGGCCGAAATCGATCGTCGCCAAGCGCGCTTCTACCAGACCGCGCATCTCTACTGGTTCGACTGAGAGGACGCACGATGACTAAGGACGACTGGAGCGCGATTTGCTCGATCCTCACAATGATAGATTCCGCAATGCGCGCGCCTCACAGTGGCTTTCGTAACGAGCAGATGCAGGCAGCGCTCAAGATCGCGCGCGACAAATACGACGCTCTTAGCGCCCCTGCACCTAGCTAAGCCGGGCTACCCCGACAAATCCAATGCGACGTATCGGCCGAGCGATCGACGCTGGCGATTTTCCACCGCGCGCCATCCGCATCGGTTGCTTCGTCATCGGTCGTGGGCACGCCACCGTAAGCGAGGATGATGAGCGCAACGTCACGCTCGGTATAGCCCGCCGCTTGCCGCATCCGTTCGCTGCATACGTCGCGCTGGACCTTAACGGGCGTATCGGTGAACGACTCCGTAACGTCGCCGTTAGGCTGCTCGACGCGCGTGGCCGTGTGGTATGTGCCGCTGCGGTAAAGCGTCGGCATGACGGACAACAGCGCGCCGTTGATGATGGACTCTAGGCTCATGCCGGCAGTGTGGCACAGGCGCTGCAAATTAGCTATTGACGGCGCGGTCGGTCGCCGGCACTGTTGCTTGCAGACGGCGAGTTAACGGCGGGATTGATCACCCGCGCGGCATCTCACGGGCTGGAAGGCGTTTGCCGATAACGTTCGGCGCGGACACCGGGTTAAACGCTGTGAAGCGTTGCGCCGCTCGGAGCGCGCATTGATGATCGGACGGCGGCAGGGCGCCGAAGCGGTGCGGCCAGATAAAGGCCGGAGCAACATCGCCCCAGCTAACCGGGTCATTGACCGCCATAGCCCGACGGCAACCCAGCGAGCGGCGCGTCCTTAGCGTAGCCGCTCGTCCCGCCACCTGCGCCAGAGCCGCCAACAACCATCGGCCCGGCGCCGCGGTAGCGCTTACCGAGCGCGAGCAACTCTTGGCCGTATTGCGTGCTGCCATAACCGCCCGACGATGCCCAGTCCGCCACGGTGAGCGACAGTGTGCCACTCCGCACCGACTGCATCCCGCCCGCCGCCAGTGCTGCACCTTGCGCGTTAGGATTCAGCCCGTCGACCGTCATGCGGTGCGCCGCGAGCAGCATAACGGCGCGCGCCCATGCGGCACCCCAGCACGACTCGGGACCGAGGTCCGCCGCCGCTTCGTCGAGATACGCTTGCACGGTCGCATCGGCCACGCTGGCGGCCCACACGTAGCGCGCTTTGAAGTTGGCGGGCGTGGGGTTAGCCATCGGCGCGAACGGTCTCAAGCAGCTTGTCGCGGCCCAGCTTGTGATGCGGCTTCTTGCCCGCGACAACCTCGTAAAGCTCGCGGAGTTCATCGTCGCTCATCGCGTCGAACGCGTCGGCAGTCGCGGCGCCCGACTCGGTAAGCTCGAATACCCCACACGCCTTAACCGCCAGCACCATCCGGTCGTCAATCTCGATCGGTTCGGAAGTTTCGCGCGCGCCGATGCGGTGCTCGGCGACCATCTGCGGGCTGTTCGTGAGGTTTTTCAGGATATACTGGGTCATGCGCGGCAAGGTAGCACGCGGCGATGCGATTGGCTATTGACGGGGGCGTCAATGCGCGGTAGGTGAGTCGGAGAGTTACAGAGGAGTGAGACAAATGACCATCAACGAAATGATTGAGACGCTCAAAGCGATCGTTGCCGAAGACGAATACCGCGCGGACATGCGCGTAACGTTTGGTGAAAACGTGATCGATGTTGAGAATTGGCGCGTCGGATGGGACCGCCACAATCTCGCAGTGTTGAACCTCGTGGGACCCGGTGAGCGAGCGCCATCTCGTACATAGTCCGCAGCGCCACGGGCCTGCCGGTCGCATCGTTCGATTCGCTGGAGCGCGCCCGCGCGTTCCGCGACGATCGGGCCGCCCGTGGGGTGCGCGTTACGGTGCATGAGAGCCGCACGGTTGAGAAGCTGGTCGCGTGACTGACACCCTCCGCCAGCACCGCGAGCGACAAGCCCGCGAAATGCTCAAGCGCCGCGAGCGTGAACTGCGGCGCGAATATTGGGAACGAAAGGCTTGGAAATGGCAGAGTCAGTGATGGGCTGGTCCGTCGACATCAACCACGAGGAATCGATCAGCGCGATACGGGGCGAACCCCCCATCCGCGTGGTGATTACTGGCGCCGATTGGGGCGAAATCAAAGAAGCCTACGCCGCTATGCTGGACTCGCTGGAGATCGCGCCATGACCCCCGCACACATCATCGCGCTGCTCACCTGCGCCGGCATCATGGCGTTTAGCGGTTGGGTCATTTGGCGGGAGTTGCGGAAGTGAAACAAGGGATCGCCCCCGCCGCGTGGCTCGCTCTATGCTTTCTGCCCGCGCCGTTCGGAACATTCTTCCTATGCGCGTCGATCCTTCTGGGGCTTATCGTGGTCGTCGGCGTCCTGACCGAGCTACCACTATAACCCTAGACGATGCACTCGAATGGCTGCGCGCCGACACCGACGATCTAATCGAGATGCGGCGGCTGTTGATCGCCAACCAACTGGACCTTGCGCGCGACTTGGCGATTGCCTCGCAGACGCGGCTCACGTTGGCCGATGCGCTAGATAAGAAGAGAGCCGCCCCGCGTTAGCGAGACGGCCACTAAAGAAACTCCGTTAGATTTACTCGAACAATTCAACTTGGACCTTCCAGGTCAAGCCCGCTAACGCCAAGCGCCCGCTGCACATTGCCCATGCTGTCGGTGAATACGGCCCCGCCAGCATCGAAGACGGGCAATGGCGGCATCAATGTTATGCCGTCACTCAGCAAATACGGCGTGTCGGTCTCGAATATCTCAATACCGCCTTCCACTTCGTAAACGCCAGTGGCTTCCTGCCCATCCGGGACGACGAAGGTTATGCCAAGCGGTTCCTTGGGCATTTACTTTTCCTTGCGCGGGCGGCCACGTTTAGGCGAGGGCTCGACCGTCTTGCCATCTTCCCATGTTTCACCCGGCGCGATAGTCACGCCGCCGAATATCTGCTCGACCTTAGCGCGATTGACGATTTTCATTCCGTCACCTCCACGGCCTTTTGATCCGACCAGCCGCTCTGTCCAGCGGCAGAGATCGCCGCAATGTCAACCGTATATTCGCCGGGTTCTAGCGGGATTTCATGATCGCCGGTTTCAGGCTCGACAATCGTTACGTCGCTTTCATCGACGCGGATGGCAATGCCAGTTAGCTCATATCCGTTGTCATCAGGCAGCGTCGTAATCGTGACAATGGCCTCGCCTTCGTCGGGAGCGACAGACCAGTCATCGGAGCCGAACGCATCGGGCGGAACCGCAATCGTTGCGTCGATTTGGCGCGCGCGGACGTACGTGTTGAACAGGCTCAATTCGCGCCCCTCGAGATCGCCGATGCCCTCGCCAAAGGAGGGGAACTCGACGCGCGCGCCGTCAACGTCTGTGAAGAAATAGGGCCGGTTAACACGGTTGCGGCCTGCGACTACAGCCATATTCGGCCCTTTCTAAAGAATGGGGCGACCCGAAAGCCGCCCCACGCAGTCCTTACGGTGCCGGCGTTACGCCATCGATATAGCGCACGGCGTCGCGAATCTGGATCAACTGGCCAACGCGGCCGATCCCCGGCACGGCCCACTGAAGAGGGCCGTCCTGATAAACCGGCTGGAAGTTGAATGCCATCGGCATCGGCAGTTCCAGAGCGTCCTGCGAGTTGCGATAGCCGACCGCGCGACCCTGTCCGGCCACATTGGCGGGGCTGGTCGTGGTAGCCGCAGCGGCGAGCGCAGGCATCTCGCGGATCGTGACCGGCTGGCCCGTCCGCGTGGTATAGATGTTATTCGCCATGAACCACTGAAGGATGGTGAAGTTCGGGCTCGTCACGCCATAGGGGGTCGTGGCGATGTAAGTATAGGCGAGCGGCGGGAGCAGGATGGTATCGCCGATGAGCGAAGCCAGAATGCCCGACGCCGCGGACGGACCCATGAGCAGCGAGTTGAGTTCTGCAACGATCTGCTCGGGGGTCTTGAGCCCAACGCCATTCGCGTCGACCCAGTTACGGGCCGAACCCGTCCCGGTGTTCGGCGACAGTGCGGGCGTAACGCCTGCGAGGTTGAGCAGCCCCGTCCAGCCCGGATGGCCGGCGCCATAGAGCGCGGTTTCCGCAACGAAGATGTCTGCCGCCTGTCGCGCCGAGACAGCCTTGCGAGCGGTCAGCGGGTAGCCCGCAAACATCGCCTTGCCCACCTCTTCCACGTTGTAGCGGTACCCGACCGCATACATCGCGAACTGCGAGTTGACCGAGATAAGGTTCACATCGGCAAGCGGAACGTCCTTGGCATAGCCAGACTGCCACTGCGCGGCGCCGGTAAGGTCGCCGACCTGGAAGTCAACGCCGCTCGCCCACTCGGGGTAGTCGGTATTGACAGGAACGAGTTCAGCCCAGTTTACGAGGTCGTATTCCTGGTTGAACGCGCGGCTCGAAAGGACCGTGGTCTGCTGGCGAAGGAAAGCCAGACCCTGTGCGTCGGTGATACTCATAATTAGCTACTCCCTTACGACGCAGCGGTGATTGCGGCGCTGTCAGGCGCAACGCGGAAACGGATGACCGCCGGCTCGCCGATTTTGGCGGGCTGGTCATAACGACAGCCGGGGAGCAGCATGAAGCCCGTGCCCGTTGCCGCTCGAAACGTATTATCGGCGGGGTTCCACCAGACGAGCCCCTGCGCGGAAAGCGCAGCGCCAGCCGGTGCGCCGAAAATAACGCCCTCGTCCGCAACACCGATCTTTTCGCCATCGGCATAAACGGTCTGGGTCGTTCCGGCGGTCGTGATATTCTCGCGGGTGAAACCGGCGAAAACCTCGGTCGTGGCGAGCGCTTTAACGATCGCGGTGCCGTCGCCGGCCACGCCGTTACGCGAAACGGGGTGACCAAAACCGATCGGCTTGGTCGCCGTGCCGGAGACGAACGCGGTAAAAGCGTTCCACTCTTCCATATTCTGGAACTGGCCCGGCTTGCCCTTCGCGGGCTTCGTCAGGGGGGTGGGAAGAATTGCCATTGTTCGGTGCTCCTTAAGCGCGCTTGGTCATGCGGGCGAGATAGCCAGCGTGAGCATCGTCGTTCGCAACGGTCTTGCCCGCCGCATCGGTCACGGCGTCGGACAGCGCGCCCTTGCCGTCTTCAACGAGGCCATCGAAGCGTGCGGCGACATAATCGTCCGACTTGCCCGCAGCGACCGCGTCGCCCAGCTTCGCCACAACGGCGGCGCGGCGGATGTCAGCGGCGCTCTTGCCCGCCGTATCGCCCAGCTTGTCGCCAACGATGGCGCGCGCCCGTGCGACGACTTCGGCCTTTTCGTCGGCCAGCTTGTCGATAGCGGCCTGATCGGGGGCGCTCGCCTTGAGCGTCTCGATCTCGGCGTCCTTGGCGGCGAGGTCACGATCGCGGGCCGCAACGTCGGCGGTCAGCGCGGTGATGGTCGCCTGAGCGTCGGCGAGCGCGGCGTCACGCTTCGCAAGCGCCGCCTCAGCCGCATCGGTGACGAGCAAGGGAAGCCCGTCGAACGTAATAGTTTTCGTGGTCACGATCGGACCCTCCTTCTCTGTGGGTGGGAACGAATCCCCGATAAATGTTCCGGCGCGGGGGTTAGCCACGATGGCGATGTGATTGCCTTGGATCGGCCCGACCATGCGGCCATCATAAGCCTCGCCGCTATCCGTAACGCCCGCGGTCATGTCAACTTCAACGGCATACCCGGCGCTCAAGCCGCGCTTGCCCGCCTGCACCGCGTCGATAGCCTCGCGGTCGGTCAGCATGAGCGGCACGACGACGAACTCGCCGTCGCGCTTAATCTCGCCGCCTGCGATACCCCGAGCGAGGTCGCGATAGTTATCGGGCGTTACGTCGTCGGTCGGATGATCCAGCGTGATCGGCTTATGCGCCCACGTCGCCATGCTCGCGTCGCTAAACACGGTTTCTTCGGGCCGATAGATGTTGAGCATCGCTTTATCGGCGCGCCCCATCTCATGCCCGGCGTACTGATACATCCCGGTGCGGGCGATGCGCGCCTCGGTCAACAGATACCCGTCGGCCGTGCGGCGAAACTCGCCAGTGGTTAATTTATCGGACACGCAAAGCTTCATGGGGTCGCACTGTAGCGACGTCTAGCAGGGTTGGCTATTGACGGCGGTGTCAGGGCTGGGTAGGGTCGCGGCATAGAGGAGATATTGAGATGGAAATAGGGAACGGGCGGCTTTTGCTCGGCGATTGTTTGGAGCAAATGGCGACGCTGCGGAACGCATCGGTCGATATGATTCTATGTGACTTGCCCTATGGCACGACGCAAAATAAGTGGGACTCGCTCATCCCGTTCGAACCGCTCTGGGCGCAATACTGGCGCATCGCTAAACCGAACGCCGCGATCGTGCTGACCGCTCAGTGCCCGTTCGACAAGGTGCTCGGCGCGTCTCAAATCCAACATCTAAAATATGAGTGGCTTTGGATTAAGCCGAACGGCACCGGGTTCCTAAACGCTAAAAAAGCGCCGCTCAAGAATGCCGAGAATGTGCTAGTGTTTTACAAAGCGCCGCCGACGTACAACCCGCAAATGCGAACGGGTTTTAAGCCCTATCGCGCCGTGCAAGGACGGAAGTCGAGCAACTATGGCCACGTCAACCCGGACCACGTAACCGAGTCGAACGGCGAACGATACCCGGTCCAGACGCTAGAGTTCGCGGCCGAGAAGGGCATTCACCCAACCCAAAAGCCCGTTGCGCTATTCGAGTACCTCATCCGAACATATACCCAGCCGGGCGAGACCGTTCTAGATAATTGCATGGGCAGCGGAACGACCGCAATAGCAGCCGAACGCTCGGGCCGTCGCTGGATCGGCATCGAGCGCGACGAGGGATATTATAACGCGGCTCTGGCGCGCATCTATGAGGCCGTCACTCAACCTGCTCAGCCGTAACAGCCTCGCCCTCGAGCCGAAGCCACATTTGCTCCGTACATCCGCAAAATACCAGTTCCCCCGCCCGATCTGCAGGCGGCGGCCGCAACCCAGTGCGCTTCGCTTCGGCCTCGCTCGTCGCGTAATGCTTGCCGTCCCGCGCGAGATGTTCGGGACGATAATTCTGCTTGTGCGATGAACGCCAAACAAATTCACCGATCTGCATTTCAGCGCCCCGAGCGCGGGTGAGAGCCGCGCTAAGCTTAGTCGTCTGGTCCGCAGCGATGTTATTAGCGCGGCGGCGACCAATCCCGGCAACCTCTGCAATCTCGCGCCCGATCGTCCGCGGCGGCGTACCGGCCCGAAAGCCCGCAAAAAACACATTAGCGATTCGCTGCCGCATATCCTCCGAGACGTTGCGGATGAGCGACGTGTTCCAAGCGATGGCTTCCTGCACGGTCTGGCGCACGTCGAACGGGCTGAGCATCGTGGACAGGTCGACCCGCGCCGCACTGAGCGCGCCGCTTATGACGCGGTTACGGTGCCACCGCTCGACGCCAGACGCCCACACGTCGAGCGCGCCGCCCGTTACGGTGAGGTTCGCGACGAGCACAGCGATCTCGTTGGCGAGCATCCCTTCTTTCGCTTCATATTCGGGGATCGTGTCGGCGATCGTCGCGCGATACTCAGGCAGCAGCCGGCGGGTTGCGCCGTTGGTCCACGCTGTGACGACCTGGAGGTATAGGCCGCGCAGCTGGTCGCGCTGCGCCTTGGTCGGCACGATGTTAGGCAGCGGGCGGCTGCGTCGGACGCCGTTCGCGCGGGCCAGGGCTTCGAGGTTGATGGGCATAGCGCGGAGTGTGGCATATGGTGCGTAAATTAGCTATTGACGGGGGCGTCAATGTTGCTAGAGTGGGGGCACAGCAACGGAGATATAGAGATGCACATCATGGACCAACTCATCGAGACGCTCGAAAACGACGGTTGGGATCGTGCCGGCGCG